CGCCGAGCCGGTCGAGCTGCGGCGGCCGGCCGAGGTGGCGCGGGCGTCGGCAAGTGCGGCCGCAATTCCGGTCGAGGTGCGGACCGTGGCCACCGTGGCGCGAACGTCGGCCGTGGCGCGGCCCGTGCCCGTGCTCGTGTGTTCCTCGGGCGGGACCTCGCCGGCCGGCGTGTAGATCGGGCCGACGTGATAGAGGTTCCCATTGAACGTCTTGATCGGGTAGGCGGTCGCCGACTCGATGTACGTCCCGTTCGCGTACCCGTCGGTCCCGGTCTGCGGCGCCGTTATGTCACCCGAGGCGAGGCCGGCTGAGTTGAAGTACCCGCCGGTCGCCGCGTAACGCGCTTCGCTTGTGCGCAGGCCGAGCCGGTACTTCACGCCCGCAGTGACCGGAATCGGGGGATCGAAGAACACGGATTGCATCGTGTTCGTTCCGACCGGGGTCACGGCCTCGGCGTCGAGCAGGGTCCCGGCCCCGGTCTCGGCCGGCGAGTCGTCGGCCGTTGTCTGCCACGCGGCCACGCCGTACGTGCCCGAGATCGTGTTCGTCGTGAGGAACTCGATCCCGTCGAGCGTCCCATCCTCGGCGAACACGACCGTTGTCGCGACCGTGTTCGCGATGTTCTCGACGACGTTGGGAGACGTCGGCGTGAGGCCGGTCAGCAGTCGCTGCTGCGCCATGGCGCGGCGCCGATCAGGCCGGGTCGACGTCGAGCGTCGGCGTGTGCAGCAGCGAGCCCGCGTTCGTGAACGACTCATTCCCGCCCGCGAGCGCGAAACCGCCCTTGAATACGCCCCCCGAGGTCCAAAGTCCCCAGTGAGTCACGGTCGTACCGGCCGGGATCGGAATCGTCACCTGCGAGCCGGTCCGGTCGCCGGACGAGGCTGCGGCCCATGCGGTCGTTTGCCGCGCGTACGACCCGCCTGCGACCTCGCTCGTACCGGTCGTTCCGGGGTCGGCCGTGTGCGCGCTGATTCGATCGGCCACGGCCGCGAGACCGTTCACCATGTCGTTCAGCGCAGAGTCATTGAATCCGGCCACCGGTGGCGCCTTCCTGCTCGGGCTCGTCGTGCTCGGTCCATACCATCGGCTCGCCGCCCTCGACGGCGATCATGCGGGGCCGTACTGCCGTGAGGCGCGCCTCGGCCGCGTCGTGCATCGCGTCAATCTGACGACGAAGCTCGACGTCTGCGGCCGAGGCGCGCTCGGTCACGAGCCGTTGAAGATCTTGACGGCGCGCTTCAGGGACTTCGTCGACGCCGGGTTCGTCGGCGCGTCCGGGTCGAGCACGGTCGCGGTCCCGACCCACGTGTTCACGAGCGACCGGTCGGTCGTGTTCGTGTAGTCGTAGTCCATGAGCCACCGGACCGAAACGCCCTGGTAGTAACCCATGGCGCCACCGACGGCGCCGATCGTGCGGGTGCTCGCCATGCTCGCGCCGCGCGGCACGAGCGGGGCCCGAGTCGCCAGCACGAACGCGGTCCGGTGGTACGCGTACGCCTCGTCGTCGTCGAGGCTCGGCGAGTAAATCACGTCGAATCCGGCGATGCGGCCGACGCGGCGCTCGCCGATCACGTCGGTCGCCTGTCCCCCGACCGAGTCGTTCCGGGTGAACCGGTCGGACGTGATGATCTCTTCCTTCACGCCGGCGCCGATGAGCAGCGTCCGGCCGCCGGCCGGGACGTTGTTCTTGTCGAGCAGCTTCGCAGCCCGGGCCGCGACGAGGTACCAATCGGTCTTGCCCGAGACCTTGAACTCGGTCCAGTCCGGATTCAGGTTCATCGCGGTCGGGTAGGTCGCACCCTGGATCTCGTCGACGAGCTCGTCCTCGACGCCCTCGGCGACCGCGATGATCTGCGGCGTGAGAATCTGCGCGCCGAAGTCGACGATGTCGAGGGTCAGTTCCTCGTCGGTGATCGGGGCGCCGTTGTAGACATCGGTCGTGAGCTGCACGGGCTGCGAGAACTCGACCGACGCGTCGTTCACGATCGCGGTACCGGCGCGCAGGGTGCGCTTACGGGCCGCCCGGCGGGCCGGGATGCGCATGTTCACGGTGTCGTTCAGGGCGCCGGTGAACTCGCCCGGGTTGATCGCGTCGGTCCAGACGGTACGAGCGACCACGAGCTCGCGGTACAGCAGGCCGATCGCGGTCGCCGCGATAACCGACGGCTTCAGAAAGGTGTTCGCCACCTTGACATCCTTTCAAATCGCGGTCGGGTAAGCCGTACCGCCTCGGGTTACCGCCTCGGGATGAGCGCGGCCAACTTCGCAGGGTCGAGCTCGTCGGGTTTGGTCGGCGTACGCGGGGCGCCGGAACGGAGAGCCTCGCGCGGGCGGGCGGGGCGACGCGACTGCGGCCGTGCGGCCGGCGCCTCGTCCTGCTGCTCGTCGTCGGTCTCGTCCTCGTCCTGCTCGTCGACCTCGTCCTCGTCACTCTCGACGGCCGGGGCCGTCGTCTTCTTTGCGGTCGGGGTCTTGACCTTGATCCCCATGTCCTCGATCATCTCGCGGCCATCGGCGAGCAGCTCGTCACGGGTCTTTCCCGTGAGCCTGCGCGCCTGCTTCGGCGAGAGTCCGAGCTCGTCGGCGACCTCGCGCCGCATGGTCGCCGATTCGGCGTCCGCTGCGCGCTGCTCGGCCTTGGCGAGCTTGTCGAGCACCTGATCGATCTTGCCCTTTTCCGCGTCTGCCGCTTCGGCCCGCGTCTTCAGGTCGCCGTAATCGGCGAACTCTTCGCGCACCTTGCGTACCTCAGCCGCGATCATCGAACGCACCTGCGCCCGGGTGAACGTGGTTTCGGCCTTGCTTTCGTCGTCATCCGGCATCGGATGAGCCTCCCTGCGGAGTCGCCGGCGCGGGCGCCGTGGTGGGTTTGCTGCCCGGTTCAGGCTTGCCATTTGCGAGCCATCGCCGGTAGTTGTTCAGAGCGTCGTTCGACGTCCCGTCTGACATTGTGCCACCTGCGCGGGCCCAAGCCTGCGCCCGCTTGTACTCGGCCGCATATTCGCGCTGCTGTGCACCTCGACCGGTCGTGATCTGCGGCCCGGGATAGACGATTTCGGCCGAGCAGGAACAGTGCTCATGCGCCTCGAATCCGGCCGATTTCTCCGATTTGTAAACGGGCCCCCGGGCGGCGAGCGACCGACAGAACGTGCACGGGTCGCCGCTCGTGACGCGGGCCCACCCGAGGGCGGCCCGGTCGACGTGGGCCGAACCGATGATCGTCATCCGGCCGCCGGCGAGCACCTGCTTCGTCATCGCGCCCGTGACCCGGATCAGCCCATTCGTCTTCGCCTGCTCGATGCCCATCCCGGCCTTGCGGCCGTCGATGATGCCCTTCAATGCGGCGCCTCGCAGGTCGGCCGCGACCGCTGCGGGGTTGGGTCGGGCCGCTGCGGCGACCGCATTCGCGAGCGCCTGAACGCCCTCGGCCTCGCGGAATAGCGAGAGGTACTGCGCAGCGAGGGCGGCCGATGTGTCGTAGTCGCGGCCGGCGAGCAGCACGGCCGCCCGGACGAACACATCGATCGTGTCGCCGAGCCGCGTCACGTCGACCCCGCGCCACAGGGTGAGCAGGTCGCGCAGGGAGTTCGCGCGCACGGCGAGCTGCGCCGCGCGATGTGCGGTCGTGAGCTGCTCGCCGAGCTGCGTAAGCGCCATCAGGCCGGCGCCCCGCTCGACGGCGCAGGTTGCCCGTTCGGGAGCAGCAGGCCGGACGGCGCCGGCGCGCCGGGGGGCGGGGCCGCCTGCTGCCCGAGCAGGGCAGTAAGCGAGGCCATCGAGTCGCCCTCTTTCGCCCGGGCACGCCACCGCTCGACGTCCTGCCGGGTGGCGCCCGGGATGCGATCCCACAACATGTCAGCCGGAACGTTCAGCATCTGCGCGATCTTGCCGAGACCGTCGACAACGGCGCCGAACGCGCGGGCCGACGTGTCGCGCCACACGGTCTCGATGTCCTCCGGTACGTCGACCCCGCGCAGGTCGCCGATGCACTGCGCGAGCTGCTCGTGCGACTCGCCGAGCGACGTCTTCCCGAGCTCGACCTTCCGGTCCCGGCCGGCCTCGGCCGCCGCGAGCGCCTCGGCCGAGAGGTTGACGAGCTCGCCGATCAGCTCGTGAACCGGGGTCTGCGACAGGGTCGCCGCGTACTTCAGGACGGCCTCGCGGGACCGGAGGAATCCGTCGAGGGTCGTCTCGCTGAACTCGCCGAGGCGCACGCTTTCCGGGTCTTCGTCGAACGTCCACATCTGCGACGCGGCGGCCGTCATCTTGTCCGAGGCGCGCTCGGGGGTCCACCCAACAATCCAGCGCTGACGGAACGCTGAGTACCACTCGGCCGACTTCAGGGCGAAAGAGGAAATGTCGGTCTGATCCTGAAGCGTCATCAGGGGCGCGACCTCGCCGGCCGTGAGCACGCTCACGAGCTGATTCGCGCCGTTGCCGAGGTTGGCCACCCGGACCGGCTCGTCGTCGGCGTCGAGGTCGTCGAACGGCACGTACCGGATGATCGGCAGGTACGGCAGGTCGAGCGGGAACGCGTCGATCAGGCCGAAGCGATCGGCCTTGCGGTCGTACCCGAGCACATACACGCCGGCCTGCCCGTCGGCGTCGAGGGCGTACAGGCGGTATCGCACCCCCCCGTGCGACTTGCGCCACTCGATCGCGAATACGGGCCACGTCGGGTCGTCATCGTCGTACACGGCGTGCATCCGGCGCGGCGACACGGCCCGCATGACGGGGGTCGGCTCGCCCGGGGTCACGACGACGTACCCATAGCCGTACGTGAATACGGCTCGGTACAGCCCGGACTGTCCCCGGTCGAATCGGTTCGCCTGCCACGTCTGCCAGATCGGTGCGAGCGGCTCGTCAGGGTCGACGCCGGCGCCCGGGTCGAGGTTCGGCGTCGGCAGGTCGAGCCGCGTGTTCGCGGCCGGGCCCGGCGAGTCGGTCATCCGGATGTTGTCGACGTAGAGACTCTCGACGAGCGACTGAACGACGATCGCGATCAGGTTGATCCGGGCCGTCCGGGCGAGCTCGCGCACCTCGACCGGCGCCGTGCGCGGCACGACGAGCGGTAGCGCCTGCTGCCCTGTGACGTACTGGCGCAGTACGTCGAGGTCGGTACGCTCCGCTTCGAGCTCGCCGCGCAGGTGCGCCGCGATCTCGATCGCCTCGTCTTCAGTAAGCACTCAGAAAACCGCCTTCCCGCTACCGCCGGCCCGGGTGCGGGTGCGCACCTTTCCCGAGTTCAGCACGATTCTACGGCCCATACGACTACCGACCATGCACACGGCAAGGTCGACGCGCTTGCTGCTGTCCCGGGTGACCTTACCGAGGCTCACGCCCCACGGGTTCGACCGCGCTTTCGCCTGATGGGTGTGCGTCTTCAGGCGGCCGTCGCCGTCCCACGTGATCGCGGTCGGACCTACCTCGATGATGTCCTCGCGCGTTTGCATCGCGGCGGCCGTGAACAAGCGGTTCCGCTCCTGTCCCCCGAGCGTCTTAATGCGCATATCGAATAGAACGGAATGACCGATCTTGGCGCCGGGGGTCGCCCAGAGCTTCAGTCGCTTGTGGAAATCGCGATGCCATAGGTCGATGATCGGCATCCAATAGAGCGCCTCGGCCTCGTCGTCCTGCGCCGGCGACGGGTCGACGCCGAACCATTCGACCCTGAACGTCTCGAATGCGTGGCGTACGGCGCCGTCGACCTGCTCGCGGGGCGCGAGCCACCCTTTCCCGGCATTGCCCCTCGGGGGCTCCCAACACCCGAGCACGAAGACGTGCCCGTCCGAGAGCCGGCATCCGACGAGCCCGGTCGCGTCGCCACTCTTCGAGCAGTCGAGGAACATCGCGATCTGCGTGCGCGGCTCGACCTTGACGAGCGGGCGCGCGAGCGCGTCGAACTTCAGTGGGTCGATCCACGCGTCCTGTGCGGCGGCAAGGCCGTTCAGGTAGTACCGGATCGAGTCGGCCGGGGGCGTTTCCGGGTCGAGCACCTCGTCGTACAGGCGCTCCAAATCCGCCCAGTGCGCATCCGCGTACGCGGCGGCAAGGCCGGCCCGCAGCGAATCCGGGTCGAAAATGTCGGTCTCGGGGGGCGCCTCGATCGAGTCGTACAGGATGTCGACGCGCAGGTGAGCGGCCGATACCTGCGTCTGCCACGCTTCGTAGGTCCGCTCGGCAATCGAGTCGTTGCCGCGCTGATGAGCATTGGTCCCGTCGAGCGTGCGCGCCTGAAGGTGCGCCGGCGACTTGCCGACGTTGCGCCGGGCAACTTTCGCGACCCGATGGCCACCCGAGCTCTCGGTCATATGGTGGGTTTCGTTCAGGAAAATGAACGTCGCGGGGTCGCCCTCGGCCGTCATTTCGGACGCGGTAAGCACTTCGAGCCGGCCGCCCCCGCCCTTGATAATCGTCCGGGTCTCGCCGCAGTCGAGACCGTAATACTCGCGCGCCTCGCGGGAGAGCATCGCGTTCGCGATCCGCAGCACGTCTTTCGACTGCGCCTCAGAGTTCGACGCGATCTGAACAAGGGGCATTCCATGCCGGGCGCCGTACCACTGCTGCGCGTCCGGGTCCCACATGAGTTGCGTCGGGCCGATGAGCTCGCCGACGCAGACGCTCGCGCCGAACGGGTCTTTACCTGTGCCTTTCGCCCCACGCTTCGCCCCGCGTCGGTACAGGAATCGGCCCGTGTCCGGGTCGAACGCGTACCAAAGGATCAGGAACCGTTTCTGCCCCGCCGTGTACCGCCACGGGCGCCCGGTCTGATAGTCGATCAGCCCGGGCTCGTCGGTCCGCCCCTCGGCCCACTCGATGAACGCGGGGCCGATCGAGTTCTCGATGAGCGCGTCCTTCGCCGCCTGATCCCAATGTGGCCACGGGAGCGACATGTGCGCGACGGTCCGCCCGGTCGGGTCGGGGTAGTACCCGGCGACCGAGTCCTCGGGCAGGGTGAGCGGGGCGGTCATCGCAGCTTGCGCGCCTCGCGCTCATGGTGACGGATCAGGCGCCGGCGCGTCGCCCGGTCGAGCGATCCCCACTTCGCGAGGTCCGTGACCCACGACGGGACCCGGGGCGGGGTCGGCGCCGGTAGGCAGTCCTCGGGAACCGGGGGCTCGGCCGGGGGTAGGTGCACGTGCACGTGATCACGGTTCATCGAACGTCCCCTGTCCATATCCACGCGGGTCGAGCGCCGCGTGCGCCCTCGCCGCAGGGCCAGTCTTTCCGGTCCCGCGAGATCTGATTTGACACCCATCCCGCGACCGGCTCGTCGCTGCGCAGTACGGCGCCGGCCGCCTCGGCATCCCGAGCAACCTTGATCCGGTAGCCGAACCGCTTCGCGCGGCCGACCTGCTCGTACCGCTGCTCGTACCGCTCCCGGGGGAGCGCGTAGCGCCACCGGGCCACGTCAACCCACCTCGTTACGCAGGCGCTCGCGCTTGCACCCGTACGGGCAGGACGCGTCGGCGATGACGAGGTCAGTCTCGGGGTCGACGGTGCACGCGTGCTCGGGAAGCGGCCCGAGCCTGAGGTACTGCTCGGCCTGCGCGCGCGACACGCGCTCGCGCTCTCGGTAGGCGAGCACCTGCTCGATCTCGTACGCGTGCAGCTCGATCGGTTCCTCGACGCCGGCCGCTTCGAGCAGCTCGCGGATCCTGCGGACCGTATTCGAGTCCGGGGCCGAGTTGCCCGAGGCCGTGTGCAGCATGTCGCGGGTGATCCGGATCGTCATCAGAGGTCCCGGTACGCGTTCAGCTCGACGACGTTCTCGTCGGCCTCGCCGGGCGCCCGCTGCGGGGCGTTCTTCGGCTCGACGTACCGAATGCGCAGGTCGCGCCGGTAGTCGGCCGTCGTCCCGAGCTGCTTGCAGTAGGCGAGCAACTGCGACCCCGTGTACCCGCGCCACGCTTCCATGGTCCGGGCGTGCACCTCGGCCGCGTCCATCGCGAGTTGCCACATCGCGTCGTCCCACTTCACAGCGTGCGGCATCCGGGAGACGGCCGCCCACCATCCCCGGGTCGCCTCGGGCCAGTCCTCCGAGTTCGCGGCCCCGACCGCCATGACGGAGACCCCACCGGTGGCGCGGGTGCGCAGCGGGGGCGCGCCCTCGAACGGGACGTTCGGCACCTCGTCGAAATCGATCGGCTTGTGCCGGGTGACTACGGCCTCGCGGTCCGGGTTCGGCTTGCGTCCTGCAACAGGCATGTCTCGATCCTCTCTCCCGGGCCGATCCTAGCAGGTACCTAGTAGCTCCGAGTAACCGTCACTCTCCGTGACTTGACTACGGAGAGTGATTCGGACATAGGGGGCATAGTGGGGCAAGGTTTTGCACGGGCTGGCAGACGCT